TTGATAAGAGTTCTCTTGTCAGGATGTCTTTGAAGAACAAAATCATATTCATCTAAGAGAATCTTAGAGTATTCAATAAGTTCATCAGTGATAGTATATGCAGCATCAATCCACACCGTCACAGTATTTGTATGGAAGTATAAATGAGGACAATGTTTAGGATGATATGATTTTCTTACTGGACACTCTTCATCAATCTCAATTTTTATATATTCCCATCCCTCTGTATTTGGTTTATCACCATCGTAGAAACATATAAATTTTACATCTGATTTTGGTGGGGGTGATAATTTATCATACCCATTAGTAATTGATGTATAAAATATCATCCATTCAATTCATCTTTGGGTTGTATTTTACCCATCTTCTCACCCAAGATTCTATTTGTAACTCCACCAGGTTCACGAGAGAACCATCCAGTCGCTATGTATTTTGACACATCACCTGTAAGAAAAGAACCTCTGTGCACATGAGTGTATGCTGCTGGCCACAATACTACGGTGCCTTTTTTTGGTTGGAATGATACTTCTTGATGGAAGAAATCTGTTGCTCCACCATTTTCTAAAGGTATATCATTTAGATATATCATCCAAGTTAGAACTCTATCACGATACAAGAAAGAACCATTCTCTGAATGCCAGACATGATACCCTCCACCAGAACTTGTCTTCTGTACTTTGCAAGTCCATGATGACAGGGGGTCTGATGAGTCTAATAAACCTTTCCATTTCTTTGCGTAAATTTCAAACGCTCCCCCTACTGCTTGATTGACCTCCATCGCAAGAGCAGGGTCACATATCTCTAGATATAATTGTTTATCTTTTCTACCTAAATCACCATACTCTGCAAATTGTTTGGTGCCATCACTCGTAGGTGACAATGTGAGTTCCCTACCTGCCACCTCTGTAACCTTCACTTCTTCAATATGTTTTTTACCAAACCAAAATTCAAATGAATCTACAACTGCGTCACAAAATTCCCACTTGACAAAATTATCAAAGACACCAATGGCACCATAATCTTTCATTCCAGAAAAATCTGGTTGCTTAAATTTTTCATCAAGAATTACTTCAGACATTTTGAGACTCCTGTTTGCCTTGGTTTATATACACCTGTGGTGGTATTCTACCACAGTATTCATCTAATTGCATCACTTCTTGTATCTTGAGATCAGCACCATTCTCTCTCCAAAAATCAGTGAGAGCATGATTACTATTCTTGTGAAAAATTTCTATGTGTTCCTCATGTATAGCAGAACCCATATCTAATCTATAATTGAATAATGGTGTAGCATATGATTTACCACTGTCAAGTATCAAGTCTTCGGAGACTGCTCTTGGTCTGATGTTTTGATCGATTTTCCACTGCGATCCCCTGCTGTGAAGTTTGAGAAGTTTAGTTGCATGATGACGAGTAATAAGGTAGCAAGCAGCAGAAAAGTCATTGATAAATCTATGGTGTAATTTTAATGTTATACCATTAGGATTTATGATCGTCAATTGTAGACAATCAAATGCCACAGGAACTCTACGTCTCACATCTTTCCATGTAAAATTCCAATGACCTGCTAATGATAAGTCAATATCATCCTCCATGATAAAAATCTCATCATGTTCTGTTTCTTCCACAAAGTATTTGATTGCAGATAGATGAGACATAACGCATGCTATTTCACCATCATTCATGCTTGGTGGCACAGTTCCCTTGAGATATGATTCATACTCAGCACCATCAATACCAGAAATTCTATGATGATCTTTGATATCCCAGTAATCAAACTGCTCCTCCATATATTTTTTCCTATCAGGAAATCTGTCAAGATTTATCCACAGGACAGGGGGAAAATTTGCTAACTTATATACTGCTTTATTCTTATCCATTTCTCCTCTTGATATAATCTACTTCTTGATAATATTTTAGTAGAGATTTTTTACCTCTTACCTTTAGTTCTTCCCAAAGTTTTTTATTATCCTCACAATGTGGATTGTTGAACCATGAGTTCTTTGTTCTACCATGTTCAAGATGAAATACATTCTCAGTCAACCTTGCAACACTTGATAATAAATTGAATCTAAAATATCTTTCATCATCTTCATACCCATAAGCTATAAAGTTTTCATTCTCGCCACCTAATCTCTTATACTCTTCAGTATCAAAGAATTGACAGAACCCATACTTGGCATCCCATTTTCTCATTCTCCCGTTGAATGATTCAAAATTGAATCCACTGTTTACAAATGCAGTTGCATGCTCATCACCAATATGACATTGATATTGATACTCACCCATACCATAAGGGTACACAACCTTCACAGGTTGACCACCCTCTGCATCAGGATGCACCCACCCTTTCGATATCATGTTAGTTGCGTTGACATAAGAATCGATAGGTAAAATTATATCACTATCATAATTAGCAACCACTGGTGTCTCTACCATCCATAACATGTCATTCAATATTTTTGTTCTATGAAAAGTAAACTCATCACTCTCTTCAAAAATATGATGTATACTTGCAAGCATCTCAGGTTCAAGTGCTTGCTCTAATAATGGTTTTACATCACGTAGATAAATTGATTCCTTGTCAACTTCCTTGACAATTATTCTGCATGCAAAATTACGAGTAAGATATATTAGTGTGGTTATAATATTCCTCATACGATCAGCAGTTTCAATTCTAAGTGGTATGATAAATGTGCATTTTAGAAGATCATATCTTCTTACCTCTTGTCCTTCTATCATAATACCTCCCAGTTATCACAATATAAATCTGAAGTATCATGTGCTGCAGTATATCCATGACCAAACCATTTTTTTGGTGCGATGATTCTCTTGTCGGGATTTTTACTCAACCATGATCCCCACCATGAGAAAGATGAGTTAGCAATTATAAAATCAGAACACATACTCATCATGCACAAGTCTGCAAGATTGTCACCACCTTCTGAGATAAGGAACCTGTCATCAGGGAACTCAGTGCTACACCATTTAGGATCGTCAGAAAAAATAACCACTGTACGACGCTTATCAAACTTTGACAATGCAGTATCATAATATTCCTTAGGGCAGATTGGGTGATTGTCACAACCGTAATCACCATGTCTAACATGTAATGCGATTGGATCTTGAACAGTTGAGATCATGTCTTCACATGGCACTTTGATTTCATTTTTGAATTCAAAGTCTTCTCTTATTTCTTTCTCTATAATATCAAAATATTTTGTGCTTTGCAAATATCCATACACATTGTGACCGTCGGGCATATTATCATATAAATTCTGGTCAAAGTGAAAGTGTGCCTCTTGCACATACGGACCTGCACACACTCCTATGTTTGTAAGTCCTTTGAGTTTGAATGCCTCAAAGAGTTGGTGATCTTGATAGGGGTCATTGAAATCGCTAGATGGTATCATGAAATCATAACCACGATGAGCAGCAATCCCCCTAAGTCCAGCATACTGGAACATTTGATTGCCTAATCTTCCGTGTCTTCCTAAGTGGTTGAATCCTATGGTCATACTAAATGTTTTTTCTTCAAGTAATCAATTTCCTCTGGTATGAGGTGTTCGTTTGATCTTTGTGTTTGGTTCCTGTGTTCTCTGTTTGATATATGTATGTCCTTTAGAACCACTGGATGTCCAAGCATTGTGTACAATCTATAATACATATCACAGTCCATCAGCATGATTAGATTCTCATCAAAATATTCTTCAAGACCATTTTTGAGTGCAAGTATAGAAGGACTGCTGAGTGTGTTGACACCCTCCAGTAATCTGTCATTATACATAGGAATTTTTGGATTGTAGTGGGTGCGACCATCGTCAATTGTATGAGCAAAACCAGTCACTGCCCATCTTACATCTGGTGTAAATGCTTTGTCAAGTTGTTCTGTAAGGTTTGTAGTAAGAATAAAATCATCAGAATATAATACCTTTACTATATCTCCCTCTGCCATCTTCATCGCATTGTTTGTATTGACAGAGATGTTACCCTCTGGTGCTTTCTTATATGTAATGTTCAATATGTCCCAGTAATCATTCAATGCTCTCAATATTCTTTTCTCGTCACCTTGATGTGACACACATATTTCAAAATCTTTATATGTCTGATGTGCCAAAGGATATAATATGTCAAACATGTATTGCTCACATCTAGGATGATCATGTGTAGGAATGCAGTAACTTACTCTCATATCAACCTCAATATATCATCAGCAATTAATCTATGTCCTTCTGCACTTGGATGAGAACCCTCTCCATGAGGATACCTAGGCAATTGTAATTGTAAATCAAACTTCACATCGGTTTCAATATTATTAGAAATCAATATCAAATCTGTTCCATTTGCCTTGCAATGATTACGAATACTCATCGCAAATATTTCCTCATATGTAGAACCGTATGTGTCATTGTATATTTCTTTATAATATTGTTTCCAAAATTCATTATTTACACTCTTACCAATCGAAATAGATCTCCATTTTTTATTATAGTATTCCATTCTATTAGGGAATGTCATCTGTATAATTGCAAGATCATATTGTGATATATCATTCTCCAGAAGTAAATGTCTCACAATACGATTATTGCTTTTTCCTTTTTTTGATATGTTATACTCTTCCGAACCTAGTTTGTTTGAAACTATTGTGCTAAACCTTTGAGACTCATCATCTAGATCAACTCCTTTTGTCCATGAGTCTCCGTCAAAATATATTTTCATAATGAAAGAAGCAACTCATATGGTTGACATTTTCTGCTTCTTAGTTTGTCTCTGATATCTTGATCAACTGACTCATGAATGTACCACTCCTCCATCGTGCAAGGACCGTTCATTATATCTTCACCAACTAAATCATATCCATGCTTTTCAAATATCTCTCTGTGTCCATACACTTCGCCCCACTGTCTATAAAAATCATGCTCATAGGTGACACA